AATTGGACTGATAGTAAGGGGGCAATTATAGAACACACTATTTCCATGTATTTAGGGATAAAAGTTCGTTACGAAGCGTAAACTAGCATTAGTTATAACGTTTCGGGGCTTGTTTTAGTTGCGAATTAAAAACTACAAAATTATGATAACAAAAGAAGATTACTTAAAAGCAAAAAAGGTTGTTGACCAATACAGGGAGCAATTAGAACAAGCCCTTGTTAGTGGTCAGTTGCTTTCCATTCCTTATCTGATGGAAAAGCATCCTGAAATAAATGACGACCAAGCAGAACGATTGCTAAGGTTTTGCAAAGAACATACGATAAGACATAAAGAATGTTATGGAGATGGAAGTATAATGTACCCGATGTGGAAGGAAAGCAATTGCCACTAACGTTCAGGTGGTTGGCGTTCGTTGCCGACTTTGGAAAACAAAACATTCACTTAACAACAAAAAATGATATGGAAAACAACACTTCAATTAACCACGAAAACGGCAATGACGCTAATCGCTTGTTAGCAGATGTAAAAATTACTGAATTTAAAGCAGGAATGTCATTTCGTGCCGTAGTTCCGTTTTCACAGCCAAATACAATAAAAGTGCATATAGACCACATACTACCTTCGATTTATGAAGGAAGACAATTAATAGTTTACAGAGTATTTGGCAAGCACAAACAGTGGTGGCACGAAATGATGTGTACTGATGAAGATATGAAATGGTATAAAGAACGAGCAGAACGTAAGTAATTTTTATTTCTGCTAACTATCGTATAGGCGCTCGTTTTAATGGCGCTTATACTTTGTTATCAATTTATTTAAAAGTAGAAAATATGAATAATAATACAGAAATTATTGAAGAAGCTAAAAAGGCATTGGCTGAAATTGAATATAAAAAAAGAACTTGGAAAAGTGATTTAATGAGAAAAATGGATATTTGGCAAAGTATAGCAGAAGAAATAAATTCATCTAAGGGTAAAAAACAGAAATTTTGGGGTTTAGTAATGGATTTATACAAAGAGAAATACAGATAATCAATTTATTCACTATCTTTCGCAAAAAACACGTGGAAAAATGTGCTAAATATCTGAATGGAATACCAACAGAAGAGTGGCTAGCAACGATAATAACCGTAAAGTACAAAGAAGCCTTGATAGGTTATTCAATAGGGTTTAAAACGGATGCCATACCAACGATTTGCGTTCAAAAAAGTATTAACATTTGGAAATTGAAGCAGGAGCTACGAAAACACGAAATAGGAATATTAACCACTAAATCAATAGGACATTTGCACTACATTTATTTTTTACGTTATTCAAACGAAAATTAATACCTTTGCATTGACTGATGTTTAGGTTTTGTAGCGCACAAGGGGAGTAGAGATACAAACTTTGTGCGTATTTTTAACATTAAAACAAACAATTATGAACAAAAAACTAAAAGTAGCGTTAGGAATAAGCCTACTGCCAATATTCGGAATAATATTCTTCATTGATAGAGCAATGTTATTCTTTTTACCGTGGTTACAACAATCAAAAATTACCACTTGGTTTGAGGGTCAAAAAGAGATGGCATCTTCATTTACACGTGTGTTATCATTAGGAGTGATTTTAGGCATTTATTGGACTGTTAGATTATTTATCTAAAATGGGATTGAACAAGAATCCAATCGGTCTTGGTGATACAGTAGAGAATATACTTGAAAGCACAGGAATAGCCAAAGTAGTTAAGAGCGTTATAAAGACGTGTAACTGCGGAAAACGAAAGGATTTATTAAATAAAATAGTACCGTACAGAAACACGAAAAAATGATAACACAAAAAGTAACCATTAAGGAAGTAATACCTAACAAATCCAATCCTAGAATTATTAAGGATGACAAATTCAAAAAATTAGTTCAATCAATCAAAGATTTTCCGCAAATGTTGGAAATAAGACCGATTGTAGTAGATGAAAACAATATCATTTTAGGCGGAAATATGCGTTTTAAAGCGTGCATTGAAGCGGGGTTAAAAGAAGTGTTTATAATCAAAGCAAACGACCTGACAGAAGAGCAAAAACACGAATTCATTGTAAAAGATAACGTAGGATTTGGAGAATGGGACTGGGATGTTTTAGCGAATGAATGGGACACCGAAAAATTAGAGGATTGGGGATTGGATTTACCTATTGATTTAAGCGTAACAGAACTCGAAGCAGAAGAAGACGATTACAGCGTTCCTGAAGGTGGTATTGAAACGGATATTGTTTTGGGTGATTTATTTGAAATAGGAGAGCATAGATTGCTTTGTGGGGATAGTACTTGTTCAGATACTGTTGCAAAGCTAATGAATGGCGATAAAGCTGACATGGTGTTTACAGACCCGCCTTATTTAATGGATTTTCAAGGTAATGTTAGTTGGGATAAAAAGAATGGCACACAACCTACTTATAATGCAAAACACGATAGTATTAAGAACGATAAGATGTCTAAAAAAGACGGAGAGGATTTCCTTGACGCTATTAACTCAAATATTCAATTATTTTGTATAGGAGCTTTTTATATTACATTTTATAGACTTGGGATGGATAAGTACTTCGCAAGTATGAACAGAACGGGATTACAATGTAGGTCTCTAATAATATGGGAAAAAGGAAATCATACTTTAAGCAACTCTGATTATATGAGTAGATACGAACCTATATTTTATGGATGGGTTGATAAGCATAACTTTTACGGAGGTAAAAACGGAATGGATGTTTGGCAAATTGATAGAACTAAAAAGAATGAATTACATCCTACAATGAAACCAATTCCTTTATGCGAGAAAGCAATATCAGATGCAAGTAAAACAGATGATAAAGTACTTGATTTATTTTTAGGTAGTGGTTCAACAATGGTTGCTTCACACCAACTCAAACGTAAATGTTACGGTATGGAATTAGACCCGAAATATTGTCAAGTAATAATTGACCGTATGAAAAAACTAGACCCGAGTTTAGAAATAAAACGCAATGGAGAAATATTAAATTAACAGAACAAAAACAGAATGAGTAAAGAAGATTTAATACCATTTAAGCAAGGCGAAAGCGGAAACCCAAACGGACGACCGAAAGGTTCTAAGAATAGAAGCACGATAGCGCGTAAATGGCTTGAGGTTAATCAATCACTTAAGAACCCAATAACGGGCGAACAAGAAACGATGTCGCAAGAAGATATGATTACTTTGGCACTAATAAAAAAAGCAAGGGACGGGGACGTAAGCGCATATAAAGAATTAATGAATAGTGGTTATGGCGCACCCGTTCAACAAATAGAACAAACAAACACCGAAATAGACCTATCCAACCTCACTACGGATGAATTAAAGGACTTATTAAACGAAGATGAATGAACGTAAGGAATACGCTAAACGAATGCTTAGAAATGAGCTTTCAAGACGTTCACTCTGGGAGTTTTGTTTGGCTTATGACCGTACTTTTTTCGTAAACAGACCTTTTCTTAAAGAAATAGCAGACGCATTCCAAGAGATTGAGGAAAAAACAATCAAAAGTTTATCCGTTTCAATGCCACCTAGAGCGGGTAAATCGTATATTACTTCGTTATTCTGTGCGTGGACGATAGGAAAAAATCCGACTAAGAGTGTAATGCGTAACACTTGCACAGCAACACTCTTTTTAAAGTTCAGTTATGACGTTCGAGCAATCGTAAAATCGGATAAATACCGTTCAATATTTCCTAATGTAAGCCTATCTGATGACAAATCAAACCTTCAAGGTTGGAATACCAATACGAGTAAGCAAGTAGGGTACTTCGGTGCTGGTGTAGGTGGTACTATTATCGGGTTTGGAGCGTCAAACGTTGCAATAACGGATGACCTTTATAGAGGTATTGAGGACGCACTAAGCGACACCGTAAACGACAGAATAAACCAATGGAAGGAATCAACACACGATTCACGTTTTGAAAGCGGTTGTGCACGCATTGATATAGGCACACGTTGGAGTTTAAATGACGTAATTGGCCGCAATATTGAGTCAAAGATATACGATAAATCGATTATTGTAAGCGCAATGAACGATGCAGGGCAATCGTTTTGTGAGGACGTGCTAACAACAGCTGAATACATAGAAAAAAAGAAGCGTACAGCTCCTGAAATATGGGAAGCAGAATACCAACAGCAACCCGTAGATATGAAAGGACGGTTGTTTAATAACCTTAATTTCTTATCAAAAGAGGAGTTTGCTGAAATCACGAAATCAAACCCTATTGAGGGTTGTCTTGGCTACGTGGACGTTAGTGACCAAGGCACTGATTATACGTCTGTTGCAATTTGCGCAATTGTGAAGAAACAGCTGTTTATTGTGGATTATTTAATGACCAGGGATAATACCGATATAACGATACCACAAACGGCTGCAATGTTGGATAAATGGAACGTAAGCTATTGTAGGGTAGAATCGAATAGTATGGGCGCAATGTTTGAACGTCAACTTAGAACGTTAACAAGGACGAAAACACTACAAGTACATAACACGCAAAACAAGATAACACGCATAATAATGGCGAGTGCTCACGTAATGAATTCTATGATTTTTATACGCAATGGTGACAATCAAAGTGAGCTATTTATCCAAAATGTACTATCATTTAGCAAGGAAGGTAAGAACAAGAATGACGATGCTCCAGACTGCTTGAGTGGATTATCTATATTTGTTCAATCAATGTTTAAAAAATTGTCTTAACTTTGCTTAAATTCTAATCAATTCAGATGGAGATAAATTTTTGGGAGTCATTTTTTGGCGTTAACAGCGGTCAACAAAACAGATTCATAAACCAATTCAACCGCTTAAAGCCTATACAAAACCAAGTATGGGGTGTAAAAAACGCCATTTGGATTGATACTAACAATGCGTGGGAGTGGTTTCTAACTATTCCTGAGTTCAGAGCCGTAATCGATAAGCGTGCTTCAATGATGAGCAGCAACGTGCCTAAACTATACGATAAAGATAATGTTGAAATCACTGAACATTGGTTTTTAGATATGGTTAATCGACCAAACCCAGTACAAAGTTGGTCGGATGTTGTATATTCACTATCGGTTAATGATGCTTTATATTCAAATGCATTCGGTTATTGTCCATTAAGAGCGTTTAACCAACGTAATTTATTCGTCCCGTTACCTTCAAACAAGATACAGATACAAACGAGCGGCAAAACGCTTAAGCAAATGGACGTGAACGGTCTTATTGACGGTTATAAATTCGAGTACGATGACAACGAAATTGAAACTTTGCCAATAGAAGATGTTATTTATTTAACAACTACTGACGGTATGAACATCATTAAGCCTACAAGTAGAATAGATGCATTAAAATATCCATTGAGTAATATCAAAGCAAGTTATCACAAGCGCAATGTACTGTTAGAGAATATCGGAGCAATAGGTATTTTATCGGCTCAGAATAGTGATATCGGAGGGGCTATTCCAATGACACCTGAAGAGAAACGCGAAATACAAAAGGATTGGTTTAACCGTTCAAAAGACGAAATAATAATCACTGAAAGTCAAGTTAATTGGCAATCGATGAGTTACCCTACAAGAGATTTGATGCTATTTGAAGAGCTTACAGCTGATAAGATGGCTATTATAGATGCATACGGAATGAATGCAAATCTATTCTCAAGTGAAAAAGGCAGCACGTTTAGCAATGTTAAGGACTCGATTCGTATGGTTTATACCGATACAATTATTCCTGAGACTCAGCAGATGTATGATTCAATTTGTCACCAATTAGGACTTGATAAAGAGGGCATACGCATAGAGGCTTGTTTCGACCATTTGCCAGTGTTACAAGATGATGAATTAGCAGAATATCAAGCGTTAACTGAGAAAGTGACTGCTTACAACCTATTATTAACTGATGGTGTTATAACTAAAGAGCAATATGCAGCTGAATTTGGCTATACATTAGAGCCAATTGATAAGGCACAAGCACAACAAAATGGACTTATTCAGGCGCAAACAGAACTTAGAGGAACAGTCGGAGGTTTGAACGGTATAATCGCACTTAATACAGCTGTTGCAACGGGACAAATGACGAATGAAATAGCGGTAAATACCTTAGTAAATTATTATGGATATGACCGTATTGTTGCTGCATCAATGATAACGGCAACTCCTGAAACACCTCAAACACCTCAAACGTTTTAACTATGAAATCAAATAATTACCAAACAAAAGGAGCAGCCGAAATAAAGGATATAAGCTCAGATAAAAGACAAGTAGCAATATACTTAGCTAAGTTCGATAATATCGATGCGGATAACGATATGATTAAAAAAGGGTCATTCACCAAGTCAATTTTAGAACGAGGTCCCGATTCAACAAGTAACCGTAAAATAGCATTCTTAAGATGGCACGATTGGGAAAAGCAAATAGGTAAATTCAATCAAATAGGAGAGGATGAAATAGGTCTTTATGCTGTTGGTCAATTAGGTAATTCAACGATTGGTGAGGATGCCTGGAACGATTACAACGATGGAATAATTCGTGAACATTCAATCGGTTTTCAATACATTCAAGATAAAATGAAGTGGATTGATGACAGCACTTTACCGTCACAAGGTTACTATCAAATATCGGAGTTGAAATTATACGAAGGTTCTGCTGTAACGTTTGGAGCAAATAGGGAAACGAATGTAGTTTTCGTTATGAAGTCAGAAGATAAGATTGATAAGGCGGTTAAAATCTCAAACGATATTGATTTGCTTATCAAAGGTCTCGCAAATGGTAAGGGAAGTGATGAACGCCTTTACGAAATGGAAATGAAATTAAAATATTTGAATAGTCAAATGCTTATACTCGCAAAAAGTGAACCGTTCGTAAAAGAACATTCGCCAATTATCGAGCCAATAACAGCACCGAAACTATTTGATTGGAGTGAAGTAATAAACAAATTTTAACTAAAAACAAAAAAAAAAGTATGGAAAATTTAACACCAGAACAAGTAGTTGAAAAAATCAACGAAAAGTTCAATGCAACTTTGGCTACAATGCCAACTAAAGGAGACTTTGACGGTCTTAAGAATGATGTAGACGCTCTAAAAGCATTAGAGGTTAAGAGTCAAGAAATCGAAAAAGCAATCGCACGTTTCGAGGGTAAAATGGAAGCAATCTCAGAAAAAGGATTCAAATCTGAGCGTAAGCCACGTTCATTAGGTGAAGCTATTTCTCAAGCTTATGTTTCTAACATCGACAAAATCAAGGAAACTGCTGAAAAAGGCGGTATGATGTCTTTAGAGACTAAAGCGTTGTACGATACAACTATCGATGGTGATTACACTGGTAACATCGCATTATCTACATTGGAGGCAGGAGTATCTAAAATTGCT